AATAATTGACTTTCGTATAAAAATATAGTATAAATAAAAGGTGCCATGCTTCGGATGGCACCTTTTTTAACACTCGCTTAATAGGAGCAAAATATGAAATTTGATACAACAAGTTTACCGCAATGGGACCGTTATTTCGTTGGTGCCGATCGTGTCATGAAGAGACTAGCAGATATTGCTGATCAATCTTCGCAGATGATGCCAATTAAATATCCTCCATACAATATTAAGAAGGTCGATGAAGATCGCTACGTAATCGAAATGGCAGTTGCTGGTTTCGGTAAGTCGGAGATTGATATTGAATTGCAAGAGGGATTGCTGAGAGTCACTGGAAAGTGTGACTCGCCTGAATCCACTGAATATCTTTACAAGGGAATTGCTGAGCGAGGATTCAAACGTGAATTCAGTCTCGCAGATAACGTCGAAGTAAAGAGTTCTAGTCTGGCAAACGGTATGCTGAAAATCTTTCTTGAGGCATTTATTCCAGAAGAAAAGAAACCCAAGAAGATTGATATTCAAGATGAAGAATATCCTTCACAAGCTGCTGAGTTTTTAGCAGAAGGTAAGACTAAGTAATTTAAATGGTGGGTGGGATTAATTCTCACCCACCAATAATAATGAATGTGAATATATGCAATGATAAACTTGACTGAAGATCTTCCTTGGAATCTATCGCATCACAGATACTGTGTTGTTGGTGTTGCAAGATCTGGAACACAACTTACTGAAGCACTACTTAACTACTCGATTAGTAAAAAGTTTGATGATGTTGTGACGCTTGAAGATTTCATGAATTTTAACACTGCTTACTTTGCCAATCTCGACATAGATGATAACAATAAATTGTCATTCAAGATGGTTACTGATGGTGATGGTAAACTGAAGATGGCAGCGAATAGAAATGTCGAACAACTTCCTGACTTAGGAAAAGATTGGATCGATAAAGTTTCGCGAGCAGATCCAACACAACCATTGACATGTCGTATATTCTTAGATGATAGATTGACGTTTATTTCTCTTGTTGATGGTCTTGAGTTTCTGAAGAAACAGAATTTTAAATTCGTGTATGTTAATCGTAACTTCGAACATAAGATGCTTAGTGCTTACTTTGCTAAGAAAACTATGATTTTCAGAAGCGGAAAAAACTCTGCCGTGTTAACAGTAGATATTCCAGAACTAAAGACGATGATCCTTGGTCGTTATCTTATGGAAGAACACAATAAAAAGGTCATGACTAATATTGTCGGCAGTCATATTGTAGTTGAATATGATGAATTGACTTCAATGGCAGCACACTTAGATGAGTCTGAGAAGAAACTGGCATTCGGAATCTTTGATCAAAAACAATTACCTCTTGATCCGTACGAACAAATTGCAAATGCTGATGAGGTGAAAGAAGTTTTTGCGACCTTTTATCCAAACGTGGTAAATCTATCCTCCCAATTACTAGGAGCAAATCGATGATGAGTGCTCCTTTCTTAACTAAATAACAATGAAGGTGAATACATGAGCAATATTAGATGTGTGAAGTTAATCAGTGGCGATGAAATTATCGCTGATATCGACGAGACAATTGAAGGTCTTGTCATTCTAAAGAAACCTGCGCAGATTATGATGATCCCGAATCAGAATAATCAATTCGGCATAGGTCTAGCACCGTTCTGCCCATACGCGAAAGATGACTTGGTTCCTCTTCGTTCTGGTGCAGTTATCACAGTTTTTGAACCAGAGACTGGTATGCTAAACGAGTATAATACTCGCTACGGTTCAGGTCTGGTTGTTCCAGAAAGTAAAATTATCATATGAAACCATTAATCGCTCTCGCACTATTTCTGATTCCAGGAACAGCATTCGCTTCTCCTTGTGATCAGTTCTATCCGAATGGTAAAGAAATCGTAGTGCCAAACACTAAGGTTCTTTGCAACTCTTTCTTCGCAGTCGTATATGATGATGACCGTAATGCAAATGTTTTCTCCACTGAGATTGCGCAAGAACGGTTGAAGAAAACTCCACGTACTGACGACTTCCGTGCTGACAAGCGCATCGCTGACTCGCCGACTCCTGCCGATTATACCAACTCTGGTTATGATCGTGGGCACATGGTTCCTGCTGCAAACGCAGACGATCCGAACGAAATGTCAGATACCTTCTTCATGACTAACATGACACCACAATTGCCATCTGTCAATCGTGTAGCATGGAAAAACCTGGAAGAACGTGTTCGTTCTGTTCCCTTCAAGTGGGTAGTTACTGGTGCGCATTATTCTGCGACGCCAAAGGTCATTGGCAAGAATAAGGTTCCAGTTCCAGATTTTCTATACAAGGTTGCATTCTTCGAAAGTGGAAATGTTGCAGTCTATATCGTAGACAATCTAGTTCCCAAGTCACAGGTTTCAACTATGAAACTGGAAGAACTTGAAGCAAAGATTGGATATAAGTTACGATAAATCCCTTTACTTTTGTTATGTTTTATAGTATAGTAGTATTTGATTGATGAGGGATTTATATGAAATTTTATACATGCGCACACCAGTATGGTTCCAAGGTTCTTGTCCGTGGAGTACATAACGGTGTGCGCTTTACCAAACGCGATGACTTCAGTCCGACCCTGTTTGTAAAATCCAAGGGTGGTGAAGAAACAAAATACAAGTCTCTGTATGGGGAAGATCTCCAACCGATTGACTTTGAAGACAACAATGCTGCCAAGCAGTTCGTCCAAACATATGGGCAAGTAGACAACTTTGAAATCTTTGGTCAGACCAACTATGGTTACCAATACATCACGAAGAAGTATCCTGGTGAAATCCAGTGGGATATGTCTCAACTTAACATTCAGACTGTCGATATTGAAACCTCAGCAGAGCATGGGTTTCCTGATGTAAACAATCCTATCGAAGAAGTTCTCCTGATCACAGTCAAGAATCTTATCACTCGACAAATCATCACATTCGGTTGTGGTGAGTTTGATGATAAGAACTCTGAGATTGTTCAGACCCTGAGAGATTCAGGCAACAAGTTTCTCTATGTAAAATGTGATGACGAACGTGACCTGCTAGAAACTTTTCTGCGTTTCTATTCTGATGATCACCCAGATATTATCACAGGTTGGAACTGTGAACTGTTTGACGTTGCGTATCTTATCTCTCGGATAGATCGTCTGTTCTGCACCGAAGAAGATACCACTATGCGCAAGAAGTTTTCGCCATGGGGTCTTGTTCGTCGCAAGAATTTGACAATCATGGGTCGCGAACATATCTCATATGATATTACTGGCGTCGCAGTTATCGACTATCTCGATCTCTATAAGAAGTTTACGTATACTCGACAAGAGAGTTACAAGTTGGATCACATTGCCAAGGAAGAACTTGGTAAGAAAAAACTTGAGCATCCATATGAAACATTCCGTGAGTTTTACACCAAAGACTGGACACGGTTCGTCGAGTATAACATCATCGACGTTGAGATCGTTGATGAACTTGAGCGCAAGATGAAACTGATTGAACTTGTGCTCACTATGGCATACGATGCTAAGTGTAATTATACGGATGTGTTCTCACAGGTTCGCACGTGGGATTGTATTATCTACAATCACTTGCATGATCAAAATATCCAGATTCCCCAGAAGAAAGAAAACAGGGGTAGGACTATTGAAGGTGCGTATGTGCAAGAACCAAAGGCAGGAAGGTATGACTGGGTTGTTTCTTTTGATGCCACCTCGCTGTATCCATCAATCATCATGCAATATAACCAATCACCAGAGACTTTCGTTCAGGGTGTGGTAAAAGATACAACGGTCAAGGGATTGCTTGGTCATAACTATGACCTCGAGGATCTCAAACAAGATGATGTTTGCATGACTGCCAATGGTTATTGCTATACTCGTAAGAAGATGGGAATGTTTCCTGAGATTGTTCAGAAGTTCTTCGATGACCGACAGCGGTATAAGAAACTGATGATCATTGCTCAGAAAGAATATGAAGAAACCAAAAATCCCAAACTAAAGAATGACATCTCGAAGTATAATAACTTCCAGATGGCAAGAAAGATTCAGTTGAACTCACTGTTCGGTGCGTTGGCGAATGAATATTTCCGTTACTATGATGCTCGTATTGCCGAGGGCATCACTACGACTGGTCAGTATATTATTCAGGAAGTAGGTAAGGCACTTGACGTCTATCTTAACAAGGTCGTAGGAACAAATGGACACAACTACTCTTTCTACAGTGATACTGATTCTTGCTATATTTCCTTGGACCCTCTTGTTCGTAAGTTTTATGGCAATCTATCACGTGATAAACTCATTGACGTTCTCGATAAAATCTGCGAGGAGAAAATCACAGAGGCAATCAACAAGAGTTGCGATGGACTTGCGGACTACACGAATGCATTTCAAAAGAAAATTGTATTCAAACGTGAGGCAATCGCAGAACGTGGTCTCTGGGTTGCGAAGAAAAGGTATGCGCTCAACGTCTACGATAATGAGGGTGTCCGATACAAAGACCCGAAACTTAAAGTCATGGGTCTCGAGATCGTTCGTTCTTCCACTCCAGCACCTGTTCGCGAAAGTCTCAAGGAAGCAGTAAGACTATCATTGACTACAGATGAGGTAACTCTACAGAAGTTTATTGAGCACACTCGTGGGTTGTTTAATAAAATGGAACCTGAAGATATTGCTTTCCCACGAAGTGTCAATGGACTTGCTAAGTATACATCAAGAGCAGACATCTACGCAAAGGGAACACCGATGCATGTTCGTGGTGCGTTGATGTATAACTATTTGCTTGAGAAGCACAATCTTACTATGAAGTATGAAGCAATCCAAGAAGGCGAAAAGATTAAGTTCCTATACTTGAAGGAACCAAATACTATTCGCGAAAATTGTATTGGATTTATTGGTAAAATTCCAAAAGAGCTTGACATTCATAAGTATGTAGATTATAATACAATGTTCAATAAGAGTTTTCTTGAACCATTAAAACAAATTGTAGAAGGCATTGGTTGGAATACAGAACCAGTTGCCACGTTAGAGGATATGTTTACATGAATGCACTAATCGATAAAATTAAAAAGAACAGCACCATTAAGGAGACTAACGTTCTCTCTAAGAGTAAGTTGTTCAGTACTAAGGATCTGATCCAAACATCAGTTCCTGCTTTGAACGTTGCTCTGTCAGGTAAACTTGATGGTGGATTGACTCCAGGATTGACTGTCTTTGCTGGTCCATCGAAGCACTTCAAGACAGCGTTTGCTATGATGCTGGTGAAGAGTTTCCAGACTAAGTATCCCGACGGTGTCATTCTGTTCTATGACTCGGAGTTTGGCGCACCACAGTCATACTTTGAGAACTTTGGTATCAATACTGACATGGTAATTCATACACCAATCACTGACATTGAACAGTTGAAGCATGATGTCATGCAACAAATCAATCAGTTCGAACGTGCTGATAATGTTATGATTGTTGTTGACTCTGTTGGTAACTTGGCATCTAAGAAGGAAGTCGATGATGCGCTCGACGGTAAGTCGGTTGCTGATATGACTCGTGCCAAGCAGATGAAGTCACTGTTCCGTATGATCACTCCACATCTTACCATTAAGGACATTCCCATGGTCGTGGTCAATCATACATACATGGAAATTGGTATGTTCCCGAAGGCGATTGTGTCTGGTGGTACTGGTATCTACTACTCTGCTGACAATATCTTTATCATTGGTCGCCAGCAAGAGAAGCAAGGATCTGAGGTTGTTGGTTACAACTTTATCATCAACGTCGAGAAGTCTCGGTATGTTCGTGAGAAGTCAAAGATCCCGATTGAGGTGACGTTCGAAGGTGGTATCAGCAAGTGGTCTGGTTTGCTTGATATTTCCCTCGAATCTGGTCACGTTGTGAAACCGAGCAACGGTTGGTACCAACGTGTTGGTGAAGACAAGAAGTATCGTCTCAATGACACCTACAACAAAGAGTTCTGGATGCCGATTCTCACCGACCCGACGTTCGGTGAATGGATTGAGAATCGTTATCGCATGGGCAATGGACAAATGATGGAGGGTGACAATGTGGACATTTCTGACGAAGATATTTCAGAAGAATACGAAAATCAAGATATGTGATCAGTGTGGGGTCGTTCTGAAAAAGAATGACCCTGCTATTTGCCTTCACGGTATCGAAGAAGGTCTCGAGTATGAGATGTTTGTGTGTGAACCATGTTGCATTAAAATTGCAAATGAATATGATGAGATAGAGGAATTAAAAATTGCAGAAGATCGAGACGATTATACTGAGTAAATTGTTTTCAGATGAAGACTATGCTCGTAAGGTTATCCCATTCATAACACCAGAATATTTCCATGACACGTCTGAACGCAAGATTTTTAATTATGCCAGAGATTTTATCGAGAAGTATAATTCACTTCCGACAGTCGAAGCAATTGAAATTGCGGTGCAGAATGACCGTGGCATAAACGAAAATGAATTTAAAAGTATCAATGAAAAACTGACACATCTAGATGATTCCCTGGATGTGAACGACAAGTGGTTGCTAGAAGAAACTGAGAAGTTCTGTAAGGACAAGGCAGTATACAATGCAATCATGAAATCGATTCAGATTATCGATGGTGAAGATAAGCAACATACTCAAGATGGTATTCCCTCTATTCTGCAGGATGCGTTGAGTGTATGTTTCGATAATAATGTTGGTCATGATTATCTTGACAACTCGGAATCAAGATATGACTTCTACCATCGTATTGAGAACAAATTACCGTTCGATCTTGACATGTTCAACAAGATTACTAATGGTGGTCTGCCAAATAAGACACTAAACATTGCGCTTGCTGGCACTGGTGTTGGTAAGTCTCTGTTCATGTGTCACATGGCAGCAGGTGCTTTGGGTCAAGGTAAGAACGTTCTGTATATCACCATGGAAATGGCAGAAGAACGTATCGCTGAACGTATCGATGCGAACTTGATGAATGTTAATATCCAGGATCTTAAGGATCTGTCAAAGTCCATGTTCGATAATCGTATTGATAAGATTAAGAAAAAGACTGAGGGTAAGTTGATCATCAAGGAGTATCCAACTGCCAGTGCGCATGTCGGTCACTTCAAAGCATTGTTAAATGAACTACAACTGAAGCGCAACTTTAGTCCAGATATTATCTTCGTTGATTATCTTAACATCTGTGCATCCAGTCGGTTCAAGGCAGGAGCAGGTGTAAACTCTTATACATATGTGAAAGCGATTGCTGAAGAACTTCGTGGGTTCGCAGTTGAGTTTGATTTACCTGTTGTTTCTGCCACTCAAACTACTCGTGGTGGATATGCGAACAGTGATGTGGATCTAACTGATACTTCGGAATCGTTCGGTCTGCCTGCGACTGCCGATTTAATGTTTGCTTTAATCTCGACTGAAGAACTTGAGAACATGGGTCAACTTATGGTTAAGCAGTTGAAGAATCGGTATAATGACCCTGCTATAAATAAAAGGTTCATGGTTGGTATCGACCGTGGTAAAATGAAACTGTTCGATCTAGAATTATCTGCGCAACAAGGTATCACCGACTCAGGACAAGATGCTGTTCCTGTGTTTGAGCGGACTCCATCTGGATCTCGCACGAGGGAGTTGTCTAAATTTGACTTCTAATTTTATAGAACTATATCCGAACGTATTGACTGCTGCGGAATGTGCCGAGGCATGCGATAGAATCGATGATATTATTTCTCGCCCAAATCCAGGGAATTCTTGTATTCTTTCGGATGATGCAGGCAGAACTGATTGGAATATCTTTAGAGGATGCTATGGTTCATTGAAACCGACAGAGGATAAGATAATGGAAGCGTTGGCCCGTGGTTGGCGCAAGTATAATACTACATATTCTGCAACTTCTAAATCAGTCTATGAAGTATTGTCATCAGGATGGAAATTCCAGCGATCGGAAGATGGTGGCGGATTTCATCAATGGCATCATGAACAAGGTTCTGGTAGAGAATCCCCAGGAAGGTTTGCAGTCTGGATGATATACTTGAATGATGTTGAAGAAGGTGGAAAAACTGAATTTAAACATCAGGAACTGGCATTCACACCTACTGCTGGAACACTGGTTATATGGCCTGCTGCATATACTCACATCCACCGAGCAAATCCAGATCTAGTCGGGAAAAAGTATATTGCAACAGGGTGGTTTGTTTATCCTGAAAGAAATAAATTCCGAGAAAAGACTTGACAAAATCCAATAAGTATAGTATAGTTAAAAAGTAATTGGTGCCATAGCTCAGCTGGATAGAGCAAGAGCCTTCTAAGCTCTAGGTCGTAGGTTCGAATCCTACTGGCATCACCATTTTATAATAAGAGGATAGATTATGACTGAAGAAACTGAAACCCAAGAATTGAACCTGAAGTTGGTCGCAACCACGTTGGTGTGGACAAATGCAGGAACAGAAGATATGCCTCTGTGGAGAGCATCTGGCGGTAAAGAATATATTATTGCTAGATTCAATCACGAACCGACACTACCAGAGATCGGTAAGGTCATGGATTCTAAGCGACATATGATCGAGAATCACTATCCACAACTTCATGAAACTCTTTCGGGTTGGCAACTGTATATTAATGAAATGATGACGCATAATGAATACATGCAGTATCACTTGACACAGTCAGTAGACTTTCCTGCGACTGACTTGACTGTTGTTGATGCCTCTGAGGAGATGGCAGGAATTGTCGCGCAATAATATAACAATAATTCAAACATATTACAATGAAAGATCCCTCCTCGAAACTCAAATCGAGAGATGGAACTACTATAATACTCCAGTAAATATTATATTAATTGATGATGGTTCTCAGATAGAACCTGCATTAAATGTTCTTAGAGAACACACATTAAATGATAATATTAATTTTTCATTGTATAGAGTTACTGAAGATATTGGATTCAACAGTCATGGATGTCGCAATCTTGGCGCAAGGTTGGCACAATCTAACTGGTTATTGTTTCTAGACATAGACTACACACTACAACCATCCGATCTTGAAAGATTACAAGAAGAAACCCTCGATCTTAATTCTTGGTATGAACTTAATGCCAAGTTTAAAGGTCGAGGAGACACGTATATGGCATTAAATCAATTTCTTATACCGAAAAAACTATTCTTGGATTCTGGTGGATATAATGAATCGTTTGTGCCATTCCATTATGGGGATCGTGAACTGTTATCTCAACTTGAACAAGACTATCAAAAAATCAATTTAGATTGGTTGGTTTTGACGTGTCGACGTGGCGGTAGAAAGGCAAAGGTAGATGATACTATTAAGATTCCAATCTATGATGATGAGAACATGGTATTCCACACCCCACGGTTTGAGATAGAATCTATTGTGCACACAGACACTAAGTTGAATTTTACATGGGAAAGAATTGTTATAAATAGGGGGTAACATTATATTAGGATCCCTATGCAAAGTTTCATATCATTCCTTTCTGAAGCAGCAATTCTTCACATTGAGCATCCATCCGATAGATTATTCGATGGACCACAAGCAGCAAAACATGCACTGAGAACTCTGAAGCAGGTTTCTTCGAGCAAAGCACCAAGCATGACTCGTAAGATTGATGACAAAATGTCATTCAATGTTATTCGTAGAGCAGACGGTAAAGTCGGTGTTAAGTATAAGGGAACTGGTTCCTCTTACAATTTCTCCCAAGATGATATTGAAAAGCAGCATGGTCATAAACCATACCTCGCTAAACCTCTGGGATTACTATTACAACATCTTCCTAAAGTTATTCCGCATACTCCAGGTGAGTATCAGGGCGGATACATGTCAGATCGAGAATCTAGAGAGCATGAAAATGGTGTCATCTCTCACACACCAAACACAATTAAATATGCCACAGATGCTGATAGTCCTGAGGGTAAAGCACTTGCCAAATCTAAAGTAAGTGCTGTAATTCACAGCAAACTAACTTCCGCTGGTGCCAAACCGCTGGCAAGTCTAGTAGGATTTAACAATCATCCTGATGTTCATCTTGTTCAGCACCTTGTGTCTAAAGACGAAAACAAAATCCCGAAAGAATATAAGTCTAAAGCAGATGAACATCTGAAAAAGGCAGAACAAATGATGGCATCGCATAGTCATGATCATCATGTTGGACACGAGCAAACTCTTAGACAGTATATCAATTCGACTCTTACTTCTAACGAGACACCCTCGGCACAGGGGTATAAAGGTTATCTTGCCAAGTGGCATCAGAAAAAGATTGATGCTGTCAAGACGGAAAAGACAAAAACTGCTAAGAAAAAGATAATGGATGACATGATTGATCATGTCTCTAAGAACCAAAAACAATTCTATAATACATTTGAAATCCACCACCACCTACAACAAGCAACTAACCACCTTGCTAGAGGAATCGATTCTTCTGGAGCAGGTGGTTTCCGCACATCAATTGGTGGTGCTGCATCAGGTGGTGAAGGATATGTCCACAATGGTCTGAAGATTGTCGACCGTGAAGGTTTCTCCGCAGCGAATCGTGCACGTAGTGAAATCTTGAGAGCGAGTAGAGGATAATGAGCGAAACTCATCACTTGACAATAGGTAGATTTGCACCTGTTCATGCTGGTCATGCGCTGATGATCAATCATGTTCTTAATGCTGCAAGGCAAGACAATGCGCACCATACAATCCTTACTACCGCAACACATGATGGTAATAAGAACCCTCTGACTCCAGACCTCAAAGTCAAACACCTCAAGCGTGCATTCCAGACTGCGAATGTCGAAGCATTGAGTAAGGGTGCACCGACTCTACTCCATCACTTGTCCAAGTTACACAGTCAAGGTGTCAAGCATCTAGTTGTTCATGCTGGATCCGATAGAGCACATGAATATCACGCATTAATACACAAGTATAATAATGTCGAAGGTCGCCATGGTCATTTCAATTTTGATTCGATCAAGGTAAAGACAGTCGGCGGAACAAGAACTGATGCTGACGAGGGTGTCGCTGGTGCATCTGCTACTAAGATGCGCAAGGCAGCATCTTCTGGTGATGAAAAAACATTTCATTCGATGGCACCAAGTTCTATGTCAACTGCGCATAAACGTGAGATGTATAAAGACGTTCGTCGTGGTCTTGGAATCCAAGAGTCGATTTCTTTCAAACAGTTTATAGGAATTTAAAGTGGCACAAATTAGAGCGAACGACGAATTCTATGAGACCCACGGTCTTGTAACATCCGATGGTGAACTCGTAACAACTGCTAATCCTCTACCTGTCACACAAGCAGGTGGTGCTGCCGTCTCTGAGAATAGCACATTCGGATTGAACATTGCTCGTGGTCTAGTGTCAGGTATGTCTGGTATTTTTAAGACAGGTGTCAATTCTGCATTTTCTAATGGAGTCGAGGAAAGTTTCTGGTCACACTCTGTAATTTATCCTTGGTCTGGGTGGGGTGCAGGTGGAACACTAAGTTGTTACAGTTCTTCTGCCAGTGACACTGGTTCTCTTATAATCAGTGGTCTAAATTCCACCACATGGGCGACACAGACAGAAACAATTACGTTAAATGGAACAACTCCTGTTGTGACATCTGGTTCATTTATCCGTATCAATTCTGTAAGATATAATAGTAGTTCTACTAGCAACGCAGGTGAGATTCACCTCGAAAGAAATGGTTCAACAGTCGGACATATCGCTGCTGGCGACGGTATCGGGCAAGGTGCACAATACACTGTTCCTGCTGGATACACTGCATATATGATGCAGGGAACTGCTAATATTGGTAAGGGTCAGGACGGAACAGGGTATTTCAAGTATAGATTATATGGTGGATCGTTCAATCGTGCCATGACATTCTTGCTTTATCAATCAACTTTTGATTATACGTTCGCTGTTCCTCTGCAACTGCCAGAGAAAACAGACTTAGATGTTACGATGATTGCCGCGAACGCTGGTACTGCGGCGTCTTGTGAATATAGTATTCTATTGATAGCAAATTCATAAGAATAAATATAGGATAATTGAGGGAAATTGATATGCTCAGAATGATTCCATTACCATATAAGTTGCTCGCTATTGCTGCAGCATTTATTGGTGTCTTTCTTTATGGTTACATGAAGGGATCTGCTTATGCTGAGGTGGAACTGCAAAGATTTGCTGCTAAGGCAAGCGCACAGGTTGCTGAACTGGAGAAAAAGAATTCAGAGATTAGCAACAAAGTAGTTACTGAGTATGTTGATAGAACAAACACTATTAGAGAGAAAGAATATGTTTATGTTGATGCCGCTAAAAACACTGTTCCTAGTCAGTCTGTTATGTCTAACGGCTGGGTGTTCACGCACGACATTAGTGCCAGTGCCAGTGATGCCGACGCCACCAGAAGTTCTGATGCGTCCCCCTCAGGAATTAAAGACACTGATGCCCTCGTCGGAATCATCCGCAACTACGCCATCTGCCAGTCCAACGCAGTCCAACTCACAGAACTTCAACGCTGGATAAACGAGAACAAGGAAGCAGTTGACGCCATGGCGAAAGAAAAGAAAAAGAAATGAACGAAGATCTTAGAAAGTGGTTTGGTAAAGGTAAAGAAGGCGACTGGGTTCGTGTAGGCACCGATGGTGAGATCAAAGGTGATTGTGCAAGAGAACCAGGAGAAGGTAAACCAAAGTGCATGCCACGTTCTAAGGCCCATAGTATGGGAAAAGATGATAGAGCAACTGCTGCTCGTAGAAAAAGAAGAGAAGATCCAGTTGCTGATCGTAAAGGAAAAGGGAACAAACCTGTTATGGTAAACACAGAAGAATTTATGATGGAAGGTAATGAACCTACTAATCCATCTTTATGGTCAAAAGCAAAGTCATTAGCAAAGCAGAAGTTTGATGTGTATCCTTCAGCATATGCTAATGGTTGGGCAGCAAAGTATTACAAATCTAAGGGTGGCGGATGGAAGTCTGTCAGCGAAGAGGCGATTGATGAGAAGTGCTGGGATGGATACAAGCGTGTCGGCATGAAGAAAAAGGGCAAGCGCATGGTTCCCAACTGCGTGCCCGAAGCAACTGACATTATCGCAAAGGCAAAGGCAGCAGTAGCAAAAAAAGCAGGTGCCAAACTGAAGATGGATCCAGATACTGGAACACCTGATCACTTCACTGCTGCACAGAGACGCAAGAAGGGTTTACCAGAAGAAGCAGATTCCAAGAAGTATCCTAGGAAGGGATTCCCTGAACCTGGAGATTATGGGTATCATCCAAATCCTGGTCTGAAACCACAAGAGAGCGACAAAGACGAAGATATGGATGTTGCATACAAGAAAGCAACCGAGAAAGAAGGTCGCAAACCTTTGAATGCCAAGGTGCTAGAGATCGAAGAAGCACTGACACGTGTTACTTCTGGTAACAAGGGTTATGGATACCATGGCACTGTCGAAGCACGCGACGATGCTGAGAAAGATAAGAGATATTCCGCCATGCACCGCTATGCTAAGAAACTGGTGGGTGATGCTGGACATCTTCAAGATGCGAAGAAACCAAACGTAATGGTGAAGCATTTCCTAGACTCTTCCCATGGTCGCCATATCGCTGACAATCCAACTGACAAAAACATCACCAGCAGATTCTCTGAATTCAAAAAGAAATATAAACCAGAGATGCACGAAGAAGTTGAACTTGAAGAAGCACACGGCATGTGGAAAGTAGACTTCCCCAAGCAACACGCTGGTAAGGCAGTTGCTGCTGGTTCGGTTCACGTTAAGGCGCAGAACACTGCTCATGCTCACAAGGTTGCTGCTAAAAGAGTCGGTGTTGATCATAAGATGTTCAAGTCGAAGGTTACTAAGTCTTCGATTCTTCCAGAAGAAGTTGAGCAGGTTGACGAATACAATAACTATCGCAAAGCAGGCAAAGATCCATTCGCTGCAAGAAAGCAGTATATAGCAATGGATAGAGCAGAGAAAAAGGGTGTGATGCCTGGATCTTCAACCTCAACTGCAGATGCAATTGCTGCGTTCAAAGCAAAGGGTGGAAAACCTAAGAAGTTTGATACCAAGGGTAATGTCAAAGAAGAACTTGGTAAGAGCAACGAATGGGGTCGCCCAGAACTACGCAAGAAGTTTGCTGCTATGACTCCTGGACAAGAATCAATGGCAGCAGACAAGATCCCAACTTTCGATCCACGTTACGATGATGTAACAACACAGTATTGTGGTGGTATCAAGGAAGGTTATCTTGCTGAGATCTCAGCAAAGGGATCTATGGCGAGAGATGACTTCAAGAAAAAACTACAACGAGCAC